AAGGAAAAAAAATGACAAAAGTGATAACAGCAGCAGTTAAAATAAATTGTGAACACTTGCTTGCTACTTTTGTGAACGACACTCATTACGACACATTGGTTGAATATGATTGTGATTTCTATGCTCCATCTATTGATGGGATAAACAGCGAGAAAAACATTCTGTTTAAGTTTAGAAAGAACTGGTTTACGAAAGAGCAACAAGATTTAGCATATAGTGGTCTTCGTGAAGCAGCTCTTACTCCAACACAAAATCGTGGTATAGCAGCTGGTCCTAGAACACAAACATTAGGTAGTCGTGACTGGGTGACCAAATATCATGAAGAGATACTTGACGCACTTATAAATGATGAACAAACACTTGATGGTAATAGACAAGTAGAAAATGTAATCAAAAATTGGGAAGGAAGAGATAAATCAGCAGGTGGTTCTCGTGCTACTGTTTGGTTAAGAAGCAAAGTTGATGATGAAGGATTTGTTTTTGATGAGTGGTTAAGTGATATTATAAAACAATCACCAGAAGAAGCATCTAAAGAAGCTTTAAGAGTAAGAAACAAATTAACATCTACCACAACATATGCGGCACAAGTATTCTCTGGTATAGCTGGGTTCTTTGATAGATATCCTCGTATTCCATATGGTAGAGCTACATCGTTTACTTCTAACAAACCTGATAAGTTTGCTATGGGTTTTCCATTTTTACAAAACCTTTCTAAAGGGTTTGAGGAATTACTCCCTAAACGTTTTGCGAAACAAAAGGAAGCTTGTAATAAACTAGATCAAAAGTTTGTTATTCCAAAAACTGTATTTACTACAGTCACTGTAAATAAAACTTTCAGAACAGCAGCACATAGAGATGCTGGTGATTTAAATGAAGGATTTAGTAATCTTACAGTAGTATCAAATAATGGTAAATATAGAGGTGGTTATCTAGTGCTACCAGAATATAGAGTCGCTGTAAATATACGTCCTGGTGATTTATTATTAATTAATAATCATGAGGGTATTCATGGAAATACTGAAATGATTATTGATGATCCAGAAGCAGAACGTATTTCTTTTGTATGCTATTTCAGAGAAAAGATGCTAGAACTTGGCTCTTGGGAATATGAAACAGCAAGAAAAAATTATGTCGACAGTAGACGTAAGAATAAAGATCATCCATTACAAAGAGAACTATGGAATGGTATATCTGAGAAAATGTGGCAAGAACAAGAGTGGTATGATTATCTAACATCAAAATTAGGTAAAGATACTCTTTTCAAATATCATCCAGAAGCAGCAAAATCATCGCTCGAAAACTTCTTTTAAGATGAGAGTAATCGCAGCCATTGGTGGTAATCCTGGGTGTGGTAAAACTTCTTTATTTAAAAAGTTTATGATGAATAAAGAGTTTACCGACTACAAGGATAAATTAGTCAGTGCTCATTATAATAAACAAAACGACTTATATATTCTTGGTCGTTATGTTGAAGGAGAAACTTTCTCAGGCACTGATCGTTTGTCAATGGCTGTTCAACCACAATTACAAGCTTGGCTTATTTCACATTCTTCAAATGTATTGTTTGAAGGCGACCGTGTATTTAATACTTCCTTTTTAGAATATTGTTCTAAATTACCTAACACAAAATTAGAAATACTTTATTTAAATGTAGAGCAATCTATATTACAAGAAAGATATAAAGAAAGAAATTCAAATCAATCTGAAAAATTCCTTTCAGGTAGAGAAACTAAATACAGTAATATACTCTCTAATTTCGATTTAAGAGAATATATAACTGAATTTGAAAATAAAAATTTAGAACATCAGAGTATAATTTTAAAATATTTGAATGATAAATTATGGCGATAAACTACTTTCATTTAAATCTTCCTTTTAAAGACCCTTTAAACGAAGAGGGTATGAAATGGTTTTTCGGTTTACCACCTTGTTTTGTTTCAGTACCAAAGGAATATTTTAATATAGATGCTGTTGAGTTTTTTAAAAAACATAAATTAATTTTTTTGGATGCTGAAGTTTTTTCATTTCCTGCGAATTATATGATGGAAATACATGTTGATGCTGTTGAATTTACGCAAAAATGTAAATTAAATTGGGCTTATAGTAAAGGAGAACACTATAATCTTTGGTTTAAACCAAAACCAACTTGGACACCAAGAGCAACTGACGGATATCAAGATGATGGTTGTTATGATGATTATAGCTATACATTTAATGAGGATGAAGTAGAAGAAGTCGAAAGAACTACTGTAAGAACACCAACTTGTATAGTAAGTGGTCAACCTCACAGTGTACGTACGTATAGTGAGCCAAGAAAAGCTATTTCCGTAAGTCTATATCCTTATGGAACTGATCTGTCCTGTTTACCAAAAGACTGGGGCATACCAATATCAAATATGAAAGGAATATTAAATGATTACATCGTTGATTAGAGCAATCCTTTGGGGGTTAATTAATTTTCTATTTTGGATACTTATGGCGATATTAATGGTTACGATGATAACTACAATATTTGTAGGATATATACTTGAAGCAATAGGAAACTTAATAGATTGGGTATTTAAAGATGATAAAAAAAATATATAATTATTTAAAAGATAAAATTAGCTTAAATGTTTATGTTTTTCTCAGAATAGCAACCAACGATCTTTACATAGTAGCAACCTTAATATTAACACTTCTTTATGTATATGCATTTTTTGAAGTGCCAAGTACTAAAGTATTAATTCAGAGTATTAAATGAAAAGAAATCCGATAGCTAAAGCTTTACGAACACCAAAATTTAAACAAAAAGTTGTAAAGAATAAAAAAAAATATAATCGAAAAGAAGATAAATTTAAACATACAAGAGACATTGACGACGTGATGCATATTTGGAAAATATATGACTAAGAATATTCACTATCGTAGTATAAAAAAAGAAGATTATAAAGAACTAGCTGAACAAATAAAATCAGATAAATTACCATGCTCAAAAGTAGCAAAATATTTTTCTGATAAAAATTTTTCTAATTGGTATAAAAAAAGACATGGTAAAATTAAGACAAAATAAAACTTGGGAATTTGAAGTAGAAATTAAAGAAACTAAGAAAAAAATTAAATCTTGGTTTTATAGTGATACTTATGAGGATGCTAAAGATCGTATAGAAAATTATATGAATGCTAATATAATTTCATTGAAAGAAATAGAGGATCCTTTAAAGGGTTTACAGTATGGAAAAAGCAATAGAGAAAAAATTAAAAAAACTGAAGAAGAGTAAACTTGATTATGTACTTAGATGGACAGCTACTACATTTGGAATATTATCAGCACTCTTAATTGGAAGTGCGGTTATTAAATATCAAGCATGGGGTTGGTTTTTAGCTTTTATATCTTCATCTTGTTGGTTTTATGCTTCAGTCGTAGATTTGGATAAGCCACGTGCTTTAATGAATTGTTTCTATATAATTTGGTGCTTAATCGCCGTAATTAATTGGATTCGTTTCTAACCTAAATAATTCTATGGCATATATTACTTTTAGAGGAGGAACTAAAAAGCAGAAAAACCTAGCTAAATCATTAGCTGAATTTTGTCTGAAAAAACTTGTTTCAACTCGTCTAAACAATTTACTAGAAATTCGTATAGTTTTTAAACCATTACTCTATAAAAAAACAGAGTCGTATGGTGAAACAGCTTATTATGAAGATTCAGATATCCCACCTAGAGATTTCATTATAGAAATAGATTCAAATTTAAAATTAAGAAGTATGCTTGAAACGGTTGCCCATGAATTGGTTCATGTAAAACAGTGGGCTACTGGTGAAATGAAAGAAACTAAAAATACTCTTATTACTAAATTTAAAAAAGATCATATAAATTCAGACAAAGTAGATTATTATGATCAACCATGGGAAATAGAAGCAATGGGTAGAGAAGAAGGATTGTTTATTCAGTGGGTTGAGAAAATGAATTTAAGCAAAGAAAAATGGACTAAAAGAAAGTTTTTCTAATGGCTATGAAGTTATTTTCAGATTATCTAGTTGAATCCGTTAATGCTCACATGGAGCATTTAGAAGACTTAGTCTTTAACGAAGGATTATCAGGCACTAAAAAAGCAATTAATTTTCTTTATGATTTAAGAAAAATGCTTCAAGGAAAATCTACGAGTAAATTAAAGACTACAGTTAAATGGGATGGAGCACCTGCTATTTTTGTAGGAATAGATCCTAAAGATAAAAAGTTTTTCGTTTCAACTAAATCTATTTTTAATGCAACACCAAAGGTATATAAATCTGTAAAGGAAATACAACAAGGTGAAGAGAATAAAGATTTAAGTAATAAACTTATTATAGCATTTGAAGAATTTTCTAAAGTAGTTAAGTCAGGAATTTATCAAGGTGATATAATGTTTACAAAAGATACTCTAAAGAAAACAACTATTGAGGGAGAAAGTTATATTACATTTCATCCAAACACAATCGTATATGCTATACCTGCGAATACTGTATTAGCGAATACTATCTCAAAAGCAAATATAGGTGTAGTATTTCATACAACTTATAAAGGATCTTTGGGTAAGCTTACAGCTGAGTTTGGGCAAAGCATTGTAGATAGATTTAAAAAGATATCAACTATATGGGTGGACGATGCAACTTACAAAGATGTTTCAGGGTCTGCTACATTTACAAAAACTGAATTAGCAAATCTAGATGCATTACTTGAAAGAGTAGAGAAACTTTTTGCTAAAATTAATTCTAAAGCTATAACTGACATTCAAGCTGATAAAGAATTACTTGAATTAATTAAAATATATAATAATTCTAAAATTAAAGAGGGTGAAAAAATAATAAACGTGAAAGCACACGTTGCTGGATTATTTCATTTTATAGCCGATCGTTATAAAGAAACTATCGATAGCAAGAAAACAGAAAAAGCAAAAGAAAAGTATAAAGCTGAAAAAGAAAAAGTTTTAAAGTATTTTTCAGCTCATAAACAAGAAGATATTATAGCAGTGTTTGAACTTACAAATGCAATCGCAGATGCTAAAAAGGTCATTATATCAAAGATGAATGAAGCTTCTGAAATCGGTACTTTTTTAAGAACAAATAAAGGTTTTATTCCAACAGGTGTAGAGGGTTTTGTAGCTATTGATAAGATAGGAAATGCTATAAAAATCGTTGATAGACTCGAGTTTTCACGAGCCAATTTTTCTCCAGATATATTAAAGGGCTGGCAAAGGTAAATCCTTAAATATACTAAATATAGGCATATTAAACCTCTTTAAAGCCCATTAGAACGGATACGTTTAGGGTTTGAAGGGTTTTACTTAATACGGATGGATAAATTGAAACATGAAAACAATAAAACAACTAATATCGGAATTACCAAGCAAATCTCTTATATTTGCATTTGGTCGCTTCAACCCGCCAACTATTGGGCACGAACTTTTGATCTCAAAAGTTGAAGCACTTTCAAAGAAAACATCAATCCCATATCGTATTTACGCAACAAGTACTCAGGATAAAAAGAATAATCCATTATCTCAAAAAGATAAAATTAAATATATGGAAAAATCTTTTTCAAATCCGAATATCTATGCTGCTAAAGGAAACATCATACAATTACTTCAGAGTTTTGAAAGAGAAGGAATTAAAGAAATTCATTTAATCGTTGGTAGTGATAGAGCAAAAGAATTTGAAACTCTCTTAAATAAGTATAATGGAAAAGATTATAAATTTAATAAAATAGAAATTCATTCAGCAGGAGAAAGAGATCCTGATAGTGATAATGCTGATGGTATGTCAGCAAGTAAGATGAGAAGTGCAGCAAACGATGGAGATTATAAATCTTTTGCTAAAGGTGTCACTAAAAAACTTACTGATGTTTATGCTAAAAAAATGTATAATGATGTTCGTAAAGGTCTTGGATTAAAAACAGAATCTTTTGAAATCAATATATCAAATAATTCAAATGAATTAAGAGAAAAATATTTTAAAGGTGAAATATTAAATATAGGAACAACAGTACAAGACGAAAAAGGAGTCTATGAAATTATGGATAGAGGAACAAACTATATCACAGTTATAAATGAAAATGGAGAGTTAAGTAAAAAGTGGCTTGACTCTGTTAAAGAAGTTATTACTGATATGAAATTTAATGAAACAAAAATTGAAAATCAAGTTTCATTTAAAGGATTTACTACTAAAAATTTTGAAGTTGTTAAAGAATTAAAACCAATTATTGAATCAATTATAGCATCAGAAAAAGATTCAATCGCAATAATTAATACTCTTAAGTCATTAGATGAGTCTCTTGGGTATTATAAACAAAATAAAGATTTATTTAAAATTCCTCTTCTTAAAGGAGTTGATGCTTTAAAGAATATAGATCATGCAGTATCTGGTATGGTAGCTGACATGATATTAAAACTACCAAGACAAAATATGGAAATAACAGAAGCAAATATGATTAATTACACAGGAGCAGATAAAATTAAAGTAGCAAGAATTTTAGCTGGTGCATTTGGTGTAGATTCACCTGAAAAGATGTCAAGTCCAGAACAATTAGTAAATACTGGATTAAGATTAATGCGTACAAAAAGAATTACACCTGAATTAAAAGGTGTAATATCAAGTATGTTAAGTACAGCTGATATGTTAGGTATAAAATATGATAAGAGTCTTATACCAACAGCAATGAAGCAAGATAAAGATACAGTAGAAGAAAGTAAAGCTGAAAGAATTGCGTCAATGAGATCACGTATGTCTGATTTAGTTTCTAAATTAGGTGAAGTTAAACCAACTGACGCAGATGCTAAAACAAAAATGGCAATTATAAAATCAGATATTAATACATTAAGATTAAGAATAAATGATTTAACTTCTAAAAAAGAAGACATTGAAGTTTTAGACCCAGCTGGAATAGCTGCTGTAATCGATGATCCTTTATCACCTGCAGTTATGCCGTCATTTATAAAGTTTGGTGAATCAACTTGTGAGGTAAATGAAGAAATTTGCGAAACAGCACAAGCTGGTTTAGAAGCTAAAGCAAAAAAATCTGGTGTTCCATTAAGCATACTCCGTAAAGTATATAATCGTGGTATGGCAGCATGGAAAACAGGACATCGTCCTGGAACTACACCGCAACAATGGGCTATGGCAAGAGTAAATTCTTACATCACTAAAGGTAAAACATATCACACAGCTGACAAAGATCTACGTGAAGAAGATGATACATTAATAAAAGAAGAACCAAGAATACCTAGAAAAGATGGTCAGCCTGCAAACTCTAAAAAACATTCTGATTTATATACAGATGAAAATCCAAAGGGTACAATACACGGTTTAAAATTTGCCACAGTAGAAGATGCTGAGGAGAGTGTAATAAAAATTAAAAACAGTGATCGTTCACACGCACACAAGATACAAGCTGCTGTAGCGATGGAACAAAGAGCTAGAGTAATGGGCAAAGTATCTGCTGCAGCTGTTTATCGTAAGTTTATTAACTCTATGAAAAAAGATGAAGAAGTTTTAGCAAATGAAGAACGTAAAACTACTCCTAAAGATAAAGAAACTGGATTACCTAAGAAATACGTATCAGGTCTTTCAGACAAAACAGCTCAAAAACGTGCTGATCATTTTGAAAAGATGAGTAAAAAAAGCGATAAAGACCCTGAAGCATATAAACCAGCTCCGGGAGATAAAGATGCTAAAACAAAAGTATCTAAACACACTCAAAAATATAGAGATATGTTTGGTGAAGATATGGACGAAGAAGTTTTTGAAGCATGCTGGGATGGGTATAAACAAATTGGATTTAAGAAAAAAAATGGTAAACAAGTTCCAAATTGTGTACCTGAATCTAATAAAGTAGAATCTGTTTTAAATTTAATACGAAGAATTAGAGAACAGAAAAAAACTATGTTAGTTGCGAGACCAAATAATTTAATGAAACCTGGACAAGAAAAAGTTTTACGAATACCTGTAAGTAAATGGCCAGATTATCGTAAAAGAGGATTTATACAAGCAGAGGAAAAAGAAAATAAGGTTGAATAATAAGATTCATAATGATAACCAATAAAGGAGATTATTGTTATGGCTCGAAAAAAGAAACTCACAGTAAAAGGATTAAAAAGATTAGCACCAAAAGTGCCAGATCTTACTTGTCCAATTATTGATGAAGCAATTAATAAAGTACAAAACTCTTTTAATATTAGTGCTAAAAAATATATATTAAATAAAAGAGAAGTTGAACAATTTAAAAAATTAATGAACAAGATACGTAAGGCGAATAATACTTTAAGGGAGTCTGGTAGATTTTGGTATGAACAAATGAGAGATTATATAGAACCAGATAATCTAAAAAGTTATGATTAATTTATATCATATAACAATCATAAAAAAGGAGTATTATGTTTGTCACGATTGGACTGATCATTTTTATTCTTGTTATGGCTTATATAATAATTAACCAAGAAGATTAAAAACTATGAAATTTTTTTTAAATCATATGGCGATACAACTAAAAGTGCTACTTTACATAGTAGCACTTATTAGTCTATTTTACATAGGTTTAATTGTTGGTCATTACAGAGAATTAAAAGAAAATTGTTTAAAAGACAATAACAAATGTGATATTTCCAATTCTGTTAGAATAGCTTCTGTTATAGATTTATCAAGATTAAAAAAAGAAAATGATACCCGTAGATAAAAATAAAAAAGATAATATTGCTAGAAGCATTCTTACATATAAAGATTTTGTAAGATTACTAAACATACAGAATTTTAAAAGCCAAAATATTCAACAAACCTTTGGAGAAGGAATGTTTAAAAATATGGCGATTGATTTAGAAGATTTGTCAGCTGATGAATTTAAAAATAAGTATAAAATTACGAAAGCAGAAGCACTACGTAAATATGGTAAAACTGAATCCGTTATTGATATACCACAAAAAACTTATTCAAAATTAATTTTTGATGATGCTGATACAGAAGAACCAAAATTAAAATCATCAGTAAGAGAAATTATATTAAAACAAATAGAAGAATTTAAAAAGAAAGCACCAGTAATTAAGTTTAGTTTAATAGGTTCAATACTTACAAAACAATATAGAGATGATGCTGACTTAGATATAAACGTATTATTTGATGTTCCTGAAAGTCAAAGAGATGAAAAGAGATTAGAAATAGCTAAATCATTAAAAGACATAAATGGTAGAACAGTCCCAGGAACTAATCATCCAATTAATTATTTTGTATTAACAGATCCTAAGTTAAAAGAAAGAAATGATAATTTAAGTGATGGTATTTTTGATGTTCAAAAAAATGAATTTATTAAAAAACCAATACCATTTAAATTTAATCCTGAAAAATACGCAAAAGAATTTGAAGAAAAAGTAAAAAGATTAGATGTAGTTAAAGGTGAATTAGAAAGAGATATAATTGATTATCAAGATTTAAAACGTTTAGATCCAGATAATGTTGAAAACTTAAAAGAAATTATATCAACTAAGATAGGTGAAATTATGTCAGGAATTAAAGCATTAGTAGATGCTGGTGATCAAACACTTAAAGATCGTAAAGAAGTGTTTGATGCAGACTTAACACCAAACGAAATACGTGAGTACGGTAAAAAGAATGCTTTACCTAAAAACGTTATTTACAAAATGCTTGAAAAATATCACTACTTAACGTTTTATAAAAAATTAAAAGAAATAATCAAAGATGGAGAAGTTTCTGATAAAGAAATAGATTCAATAAAAGAATCAGATGATCCTTATAAATCTAAATTCGATTTTGGTTTAGACGATTATGAAATGGATGCAATTATTCGTAAGTATGATCACGAAGATCCACTTGAAGATGATGATTATTTAGATATATATGATGATGACGAGTTAGATATAGTTGACGATGAAAATACTACTTACGATGTTCCTATGATTAAAGAAATTCTTTCAAGACCAGAACGTATTAAATCACGTATCCGTTTTGCTAGAACAAAAGGACCAAGGACTGCTAAATTACGTCTTGCATTAAAAAGACCATCTTCAATGGCAGTAATAAACAAGAGAGCAAGAAGACTTGCTATTAATAAAATTAAAAGATTGCTTTTTAAAAAAGCACCATCGAGTATGGGAGTAGCTGAGAAAGAACGTGCAGAAAGACGTTTACAATCATTACCAAAATCTTATATTGATAATTTTGCTATGAAGCTTGTTCCCACTGTTCGTAAAATAGAAAAAATTAGGTTGTCAAAATAGTTATGAAAAAATTTAAACAATTTAAAAAAGAATACGTAGATTTAGTTTGTGAAAATAGAACATACGAACCTGAGATTACATCAGAAGCAACGTATCAAGGAAGAACTGTCACTTTGAATTCTCCTTTTAGAACACCAAGTGGACCAAAAAAGTTTGCTGTTTATACTAAAAATGAATCAGGAAATGTAGTAATTGTAAGATTTGGTGATCCAAATATGGAAATAAAAAGGGATGATCCTGCTCGACGTAAAAATTTTAGAGCAAGACATAATTGCGATAATCCAGGACCAAAATGGAAAGCAAGATACTGGAGCTGTAGACAATGGCGTGCTGGAGCAAAAGTAGAAGCATAGATAAACTAAATAGAATTTGAAGGTAAATAATATATAAACAATAAGGATATAAAATGAGTGAAACTAAAGTAGTTAATGAAACAAACGCTAAAACTGAAGTACCAACAGCAACAAAAGTAGAAACAAAAACTGAAGTAAAAACTGCACCAATAGCTGAGGTAAAAGCTGACACTAAAGTTGAAACAAAACCAACTGAGGTTAAACAAGAAGTTAAACAAGAAGCACCTAGAAATAAATTAATAGATGGTGCGGTATCAGCATTAGATAAAAATTTAGATTTTAGAGTGTAAATAAAAAATGGAAGAAAACTTTAAGAAAAAAATATTAAAAAAACTATCAGCTCCTATATCGGATTATTTAAAAAAGAAAAAAACTTTAAATAGTGAAGTCGATCCTGGAGAATATGATAGCGAAGGATCTATGGCTAAAAGCCAGTTGACTTCAATATTAAATAATGCTAAAGAGATAAAAGAAATGCTTTCTGATAATGATAATTTACCTGAATGGGTTCAGAGTAAAATTACAAAAGCAGAAGATTATATATCTACATGTAAAAATTATTTACAATCAGAAAAGACAGAAAAATCTGAAAGTACAAGTTTTAAAGAATACGCAAAAGAAATTTAAGAATTGAATTTTTTATTATCTATATTATATATGCATATATAAACAAAAGGAAATACAATGGCACTATTTGGAAACAAAGACACAAAAGCAATAACAGGTACAGTTGATGTGACTAACGGGTCACCAACTTTAACTGGTACTGGAACTACATTTACTACTGAATTAAAAACAGGAAACAGTGTAGTAATAGCATCAGTTGAATACAAAGTTATTTCTATTACGTCTAATACAGTAGCGACATTGCATAAAAACTACGCTGCTGCTACAGCTGCAGGTCTTACTATATCTGCAAACGAACAGCCTGCTTTTGTAGCAGATGCTGATCTCGCACATGTTTATGGTGTAGACACAACAGAAGCTGGTGTAGCTGCAAACAGAGCAAAAGGTCTTCACACACCAGGATGGGTTAAATATAAAACTTATACTGATGCTCAAAACACAACAAGACATAAGTCTGAAGTTTTAGTTGCTATGTCGTCTATAACTGGTGATGCTGCAGATGATGCAGTTGTCGCTGATAGTTAATAAATAATTAAACAATCCTAGAGTTGGGGTGATTAGATACAAATAATCACCCCCTCTATAACATTTAATAGGAGAAAACAATGGCTGATCAAAAGATATCAGATTTAACCGCTGCATCAAGTGCTGCTGGTGCAGATCTATTTACACTCGTACAGGGTGGTTCAAACAAAAAAATAACAATAACAAATTTTCTAGCAAACTTGAATTCTGCTGTAATAGTAAATTCAAATGGAGCTGACCAAGATACTCGTATATCTGGAGATAACGATAACAATTTAATATTTGTTGACGCATCTACTGATAAAGTCGGTATCGGAGTTTCAACACCATCTGAAAAATTAGATGTTGCAGGTAATTTAGCAATATCAAATGGATTTTTACGTTATTCACAAACAGCACAAGCTGCGACTGGTAATGCTGCTGCGAGTTTATCGACAGCAATAACTAACTTTACATTGTCATCAGGTGGTGATTCTTTATCACTTGCTGCAGGATCAACAGGTCAAGTTAAGATTATAAATGTAATAGCAGGTGCTGGTAACGTATCAATTAACGTTGCTGCTCGAGTAGGTTTTACAACCATCAATAGTAATACTGTTGGTGCATCGATTACATTGTTAGCATTAGCTAGTGGATGGATTATTCTATCAGCTAGAAATATGACAATCGTATAATTATATAATTAAGGTTTAAATTATGACATATGATGTAAAAAATAAAATTGAAGAATATTCTAATATACTGAAAGAAAAACAAAGTTTTTTAATTCAAC